TCCTGCAATCCTGCCTTCAGGTCTTTGTTGTCTGTTTCAAGTCTGAATATTACGTTTTTGACCGCCATGCTTTACTTTTTAGATGTCACTTCCTTTGATTGTTTTTCCATTGCCCTTGATTTTTCATCAATTATCTTCACATATGTGCTTAATGTGGAATAATATTCATCAACATTTAAGTTTTCCAATGCTTTGATTTCACTAACTTTATTTTCACACACCATCTGGTTCAAATAGTTTATATCATCAATATATTTCAAGATTTCATCTTGTGCAATAAGTTTTGAAGGATGTCCGCTTGGTCTTTGTTTCTGACTAAATAGTCTGTGATATCTGTTTCGGACATATTTCCATAGTTTGTTGTGTGTTGCCATGCTTTTTGCAAAAAAAAACCCTTTGCCTTTGCATCCCTTTCCAATATTTCTTTCTTCCTGTCCTGTTCATTGGGATTGTAGGCAATAATATCTTCACCATCAATGACAAAATAAACACAAGCTAAATCCAACAATGTTTTTTCTTCACTTATATAATCCAACCTAAATTCCAATTCACCCAACAGGTGAAACATATCAACTATCTTCCCTTCATTGCCATATTGCTTCATGACCTGAATAGTCTGTTTTAAAAGATCAGGTGTGATGTTCATGGATGCCCACTTTGTTGCAACCTCTCCTGCAATTGCCCTTCTTGTTGGCAATGTCAACATATCTTTGAACTCATACCACTTGTTCCCATCAATATCAACATATATTTCATTCAAATCAATGTTGGTATCTTCTTTTGTTTTGCTTTTGCTTAATAGACTAATCATTTTCTTTTCTTTTTTCTTCTCTTTTTGTTCTTCTTATTATATTGAGAATAACAGATTGCCCATGAATCTGATTGTTTCTTCCCTTGATTCATCAATTTTTGCACACATTTGTCAACTTCTAAAGGCATAATTTTCCAAATTTAATTCATTAATTTTAAAAAATCATTGTGAAATGTCCACAGGTAATACCTAAAGCAATCTAATAGGTGACTTCTGTGCTTGTCTTTTGTCTTATCAATGTCACCTGTTTCTGTGGTTTCGCAATAATTTAAATCTTCAATTAAGAACCTGCACCCTTCATCAATCAACAGGTCATCATGTCTTTCCAACATAGAATTGACCAACACCCTTGAATTCTTCAGGCTTGGGTTCACACTTGGCACTTTGAATTGATTCCTTGTGACCATCAATTCCTTCTGTATGGCTTTGTAATAATTCAAATTGCCCTTCACCAATGCTGATCTTGATGATCCAGATGCATCCCCTGTGATAAGAAAATATGTATTCTTTGGGAATGATGCATTGATTTCTTCGCACAACTCATATATGTTTGAATTTCGCAACCTGAATTCTTTCAATATTCTGATCTTCCCTTCATATGATTGCCCTGCAATACAGGTGATCGGATCAACATTGAAATCAAATGACAGGATTATGTGCATAGATGGATCAATCTTCAATCCTTTTCTGGTGTGCTTGGTTGAATCAAAGGCATATGCAAAAGGTCTGTCAACTTCCAAGATGTTCCAATTGCCCTTGACAAATATGTTGTATGTGACTTCATCCAGATTCTTCATGTTGGACTTGTATTCATCTGTCAAACTTGGATTGTCGTACATTGTTGATCTTAAATAATAATAATCTTCAGGCAATTGGTCATTCATTGCAGGATCATGGAACACATCTTTGATCCATCCCTGTGATGGGTTGCAGGTCACCAAGATGATGGGTTTGGGTTGGATAGCCATGCCATCAATTATGTGCCTTCCTGCCCTCAATTTGCACTTCTCAAATGTCTTTCTGTTTATTTCTTGACCTTCTTCAATCAGGAATCCATTGCATTCAATACCATCAAACCTTGTCAGGTGTTTATCTTGGTGATAATTTTCTGGAAGGAAATGCAATTGTGATCCATTTCTGAATGTGACAACCTGATCTGTTTGGTTGTATGATTGCATGAAGGATTGTGGACACAACTTCAAAAAAGATGGAATGGTTGTTCTTTTCAATGATGGCAGGGATTCCCTGATCACAAAGTATTTTGAATTGGGATATATCTTACACAACAGGATCAGGATTGCCAAAGACACAAATGTCTTTCCACCACCTGCACCACCGCCAAACATTAAATATTTATAATCATTTGAAAATACTGCATTGATGAATTCTTCTTGCTTGTCATGTGGTTCAAACAAGACTTGTTCCATCACCCAAGTTTTGCAAACCTCTTTTTCCCATACTTCTTTCTTCCTATGGATGCACACAATTTTGCTGAACCCAACTTCTTCACACAATTCTTGAACCTTGTGCCTGTGCCAAGTTTACCCCTGAATGCATCTGTTTTCTTTTTAGATTTTGCCATCTCTGTTGTTTTTATTTTCATGAATATGTATCAAAGCCATCATCAAACAAACAAACACCGCATATGCATACAGGTCTGTCATTTGTTTATGGTCTTGTTTTGCTCTATCTGGTGACCTTTCTGGTTGTGACTGACAATAATCCCCACATATAACAACACCACCATCACACCAAACAAAATGATCATCAATCCATATGTCTTCAATTCATCTGTCAATTGAATTCAATTACGTTTTCACCAATTTTAAATATTTGTTTAGTCTGATCAACATTCAGATCAATTGAATCATTCCAATTGCTTGGATCAGTATTCTTCAATGCAAATATGACTGCGGTTGGATTAGGTGCAATCCACTTTTGTTTCCTTATAATCTTCTTGCCTCTGACCTTCCCTGTCTTATCAAACATTTCTTCTTCTGTGACTTCAACAATCATGTGTCCTTCCAACATCTGTTGCAACCCATCCAATGCCTTGACTTTGACTTTTCCTTTGCTTAACCTTGAATGTTCTTCCCTTGCTTTTTTAAAACCATGTGAAATTTCTGAAACCGCATCTGCCCAATTGATTAGGGTTCTGTATGTGATCCCATGTTCACCACAACAGGATTCAAGTGTAAAATTATTAGATGAATATAAATCAAATATCTTTTTGGCAATGTTGACCTTTTGTGTATTGGTCTTTTTTCGTGTTGATGTTTGTTTCTTTGCCATAATTACAAATATATAATTTTTTAAACTTCAATCTTCCCACTTAATTCATTCAAGGCATATTCTGGAACACCATTTCTTGCCAAGAATAGAACAAAAGCATGAGCATCTGCCACCGCAATTCTTTTTGGTTTGTTGTTGTGCTTATTACAGAAATTCAACCACTTATCTTGATGTTTTTTGAATATAGGTGCAACATGGTCATGTGTGGGATCAATCTTGGAATCTTTCAAATCCTTTTCCTTTTCATTCATATCAGACACAAATTGTTTCACCATTGTTTCAAATACTTTGTCAATCTTGCTTGAATCCTTTTTCCATTCCCTTAAATTTTGTCTTTTTGATGATTGGTTGTTCATTTTACCATGTTTATTTCTAAATCTTAACATTTTATAATTTGCTTAATATTGACACAATTGCCTTTGATATCATTCTGACTTCTTCCACCATGCTGACTTTTTTTTCCATCTCTCTGAATGTGATGTCATCATCATATGCCCATTCTTCAATCTTGTCATCACAGAAATCATCAATGGTTTTTATTTGTTCCTTCTCACTCATTGAACATTCTTATTTGTTTCATTTGTTGCCAATGTTTCAATGTTTTTTCTGCCATGATTCTGGATTCCCTCATTGCGTTTTCTCTTTGCCTGATTGATTCAATCCATTCTTCCAATTCTGCTTCTGTTCTTGCAACATAATACCCATTTGAAGATGCAATCAGACCAACCACCAGATTGTTTGTTCTTATGGTTTGAATGATCTTTCTGATCCTTGATCCTGTTAGGTCTGCAATGTTAAATTTTTTTAATCCATCAATCATCTGTTTTGATGTAACTGCATTACTTTTCCCAATTTTTTTTGATAAGATTGGAATAAAATACTTCTTCATCAACTTTTCTTCATAGTCAGTCAATTCATTGGTTTGTTTGTTAAATCCTGTAATCATCTTTTAATCATTTTTTGTGTTTAAAAATCTTTTGATATTTGGTTGTGTTCGGTATCTTTTGCCAATAATCATCCCTTTTGCCCTTCCTGTCCATAAGAATCTGACATTTTTCAAATTCTTCTTTGTCTTCATAATATGTTATAAGGTTGTTGAATGTTTGATCTGATAGCGGTTCAGACAACAACCAATATTGCTTTGATTCATTGAAAATTGAAAAATCAAAGTCTGAATTATAAAGGTTGAAAGTGTTCAGAAATGCATCATTGATGTCTTCCTGTTCTTTCATAATTTCTTCTATTTCATTATATATATTTTCTTCCATGTGAATGTTCCATCCATATTGTCAACCCTTCTCCAATGTACCTTGACAGGGTTGTCAATT